TTTAAAACACCAAGTTTTGAAACAATACAAGATAAAAAAAGAGAAGATAGAGTAGCAGGTTTTTTAGAGGGCTTATGGCAAGTAAGCTGTCATAAACTACCAGTTAGTTATGGTATAGATTATTGGATAGAATCAGCTGATAAATGGTACTGGTGTGAAATTAAATGCCGTAGTTTTGCCAGCACTAAATACGACACGTTCATCCTATCTGCAAATAAACTACGAAAGGGTGCTTCGTTTAGTCAATCTACAGGCTATCCTTTTATAACAGTTTACGGTATGACAGACGGTATTTGGATGCATGAATGGATGCCAGATCATGTTTACGATATACGTATGAATATCAATCCAACACCTAATTATGATGAGGACAACGAACCCTACATACACATACCAAAAGAACATTTAACATGTTTATCAGATGTGCCGTTAGGTTTTGATAGGGATGAGATAGGACTTATATAATAGGTCTTCTAAATAACTGTTCAGCAAAGTCTATTCTTTCTTGTGGTATGCCGCTTAACTGATCAGAAATTTGCACAGGTGCAACTTGTGGCAAACTTATATTAACTTGCGGTGCTGTGGTTTGTGGAGTTTGTCCCAAAAGATCCTCTACACTCAAATCTGGTACGTTTTCATCAATAAGTTCAGATGCAACATCACCTGCTCTTATTAATTCACCATTAACATATCTATATCCAAATTGTATTGCTGTTCTTCTTAATACCTCTAATGCTTGTGCTACTGATCCTTTATCAGTTTTAGATGCAAGCTTTATAAAAGTTTTGCTACCTAGCATACTTTTAGCAAATTGTAAGCCTGCTAGTGTTGATAGAGATGAAAGTGGGGCAAAAACAACACCTGCTGCCATACCTGCAGCTACTAAAGCACCAGGAAAATTACCTCTGCCTATTTCTCCTTTTGTTAATACATCAATTGTATCAGCAAAATGTTTAAGGTCCTTTGCAAACTCTTTACCAAACATAGCTTCTAATGTTTCATCACTATATTTAGCTAAAGCTGTGTTTAAGTTTTTTGCTTTAAAAATATCTGTTACGTTACCACCTTTGACGTTGTAATCAATAGCATCTTCTAAAAGTTGACCAAGGCTTGCTTCTTGCACTTTCGCAAAATCATCTGGGTCTAGCATGTTTTTTAGCCTTAAAATATTTTCACTATTTTTTGGTCTGAATATTGTTTCTACAATCTCACTAGGACTTCTATTTGGCAGTTCTGATAGATTACGGTTAGCTAATAAATCAGCCTCTCTAGCTGATGCTTTGGCCTGTGCCTCTAGTGCACTTATAAAAGCTCTACCTTTTGGTGTTGTGCCTAATCCATCCTGTCCTCTAAATACTTTTACTAAGTCTTCTACGTCCGCAGACTTAAGTTTAGGAGCTACTTTTACTAATTGATTTATAGTCTGTAGTATAATTGGACCGCTTGATGTTCCATCATCAGCTTTAAACAAAGAATTAAGTTTTCCTGGATGTTTTGATTCAAACTTTAAAATTTCTTTAGCAAAGGCAGTATAATTTAACGTATCTGTAACAGGATCTATACTTTTTTCAAAAGCATCAGAAAATAATTTTTGTGCAGTTTGTGTTTTAACTCTGTTTAAATTTGTTGCAAGATCAGCTTTATCAGCATTAATTAAATATTTATCGTAATCGTCAACCGCTTTGAAAAAGTCATCTAACTGTCTGAGTGAACCGTTAAATATTAGTTTATCGTATACTTCATCAGGATCAAAAGCCCCAGTAACCCTAGCGCTTTCTGTTATATTGTTTATTGTAGAATTGATAAAAGGTTGATTTAGTTCAGCATTTAATTTATCAGCTGCTCTTAATAAATCAATACTTTCGTTTACTTTAGCAATTTCATCAAACGACATAGTATCAAAAATCATTTTGCCTTTTGCGTTTTCTAATTTGATAACTTCATTACCTTTTAGTCCCAATACAGTTAAAATACTGTCAGCATTTTCTGGATTTTCTTTAAGGAAATTTGGACCTTTTAATCTATGTAAGTCAGCATCATCAAGCAACCTTGTTAAAGTAATAAATAAATCTCTTTCTTTTGTTGCTTTTGAGCTTTGTATAGAAGTATTTAATTTTCTTTTAGTTTCAACAATTCTTGATAATTTACCAAAAGGCTTTGCTTCAATATCGGGGAACTCTAAATCAAAACGTGGTAAATTCTGGCCTAGTTTAGCAAATTCTTTTTCTGCCTCTAATATATTCCTAATATTAATATCTAAATTTGGCTCTTGTAAACTTTCTAATGTTTTGTCAGAAATATTATTTCTTGCTTTAAAAAATTTTATTTCCTGTAGACCTTTATTTCTATAATATTTAATTACGTTATCGATAGCCTTTGCGCTTGGATTTACTGGTATGTTGCCATCATATTTTGCCACACTAGAAAAAGCATCATCTACTGCATTATACATATCGCCAACTTGTCGATTAACTTCACCTTTAGCATTACCTAGTAAATCTAAAACTTGTTCGCCGTATTCTCGCATACCAGGAGCATCTCTATACTTGGCAGTAGCTATAAAGCTATCAGCTAAATCTTCAACAGTATTTTTCGTTACCTTTGCTGCTTCATTAGTAGCCATTTCTAAATTTCTTTTTGTTTGATTTACGGTCTGACCAATATTTTCTGAAGTAACGTCATCTACATAAGCATTAAGAGTTGCTCCTCTTTTTCTAAAAGAATCTGTCATAGTGTCAAATAATTCTTTTAAATAATTTATGTTGCCTTTCTCTCTTGATGATTTAAGAACCGCCTCTGCTATTTGTTGTGTTTTTGCACCTAAATTAACATCTAATCCTTGTAAAGCTATTGCGTATTTAGCATCAAGCAATTTAACTTTACCGTCTGCTACAGCTTTTTTTATTTGTGCTTCGGTTGCTTCTTTACCTAAAGATACATCTAATTTTTTAATATCCAACACGTCTCTACCTTTTGCAGCTTGATTTGCTAATCTTTGTGTAGATATTGGGGCCTTTGCACCAAAATACATTCTATATAACGCAGCTGAACCTTCACCTATTCCTTGACCAACAGCTCCAATAGTTAATTCGTATCCTAGTAATTTAGCTAAATCCTCTTTATCTTGTAGCTGAAAACCTTGAACTGCATCTGCAACTTCTTCAATACCCTTACCGCCTGCGCCTCCAACACCAGATCCTAAAATTCTTCCATAACGAACATTACCGCCTGTTAAGACTCTAGCTCCTTTATAAAGTCTGCTTTGCGGCAAAACACCATACACGCCACCTATTACGGGTCCTGCTATTCCTGCAAAGTCAGCAATATCTGCTCTTCCTTCAAATTTATTAGCGTCTATAATTGTATTTAATTCTAATACAGTACCGTCATTAAGGATTTTTGTTTGAACTGGCTGTCCTCTAGCTCTTAGTCCAGTAGGCGTTAAAGCAAGTTGTCCTTTTGAATTTCTAGTAAATCCAGACGATCCAACATAGTTTCTTAATACTGATTCTTTTTCTTCGTAAGTTTCTGCTCTTGATAGTAAACGTCTTATTTGTAAATCATCTACACCTGTTTCATAATCAAAAAATAAATCGTTTATAACTGGGTTCAAAGTACCCTTCATGATTTGTGCTTTTACTAGCTTTCTTGCATCACTAGGGTTTGCAGCTTCAACGCTTTCAAAAACACCTGGAGCTATTTCTACTCTATAAGCAGGCATTATTCACTTCCTGGATTTAATTTTATGTCAATTTTTTCTTCGTTTTTTGATGGTCTTTGATTCTCTTGCTGCAAAGCCTCTAATATTTTAAACAAATCTGTAGGTGGAGGTTTTTCACCTGCTGCTGCATAACGATCTTCTAAATTTTGAAACTCCGTGCCCGCTTTAGCTTGATCTCTTTCTAGGTCAGCTCTTCTTCTTGCAATTATTGATAATATTTCATTTGATGTTAATGTTGCTCCACTTAAGCCCTCTAATTTTCCAACTAGCGTTGTTGCTAATTCAATATCTTTATCTGATAGTCTACCACTAGCTTGACCAAGAACTTTATCTGCGTTTCCAATTGATATTTCTCTTAATAAATTCTCAACCTCTGTTTTTGCATCCATAGGCACATTAGGATTTCCCAAAGCCCTAATTTTGTAGCCAAATTGCTTAAATAAATTGTTAATTCCTGTAACGCTTGTTTGACTTAATATAGTTTCAACTTGATTCAAAAAGTTAAGACTAGCTGCATTTTCAGCCATTGTTTGTGCAGCCGTTGTGTAATCTTGATCCATTTTATATCGTAATTCATTACTCAAACCACCTTTACCGCTAGCTTTTATAAGTTCAAGTCTTAAAGCTAACTCTTCTGCGGCTCTTTCTTCTGCCGCTGCAGCAGCACCTTGTGCAAGACCTGCGCCAACTTGTCCTGTTTTGACTAATGCAGAACCTACGTTACGTATAAATCTATCAAACTGTGGTGTACCAAAAATATCTGAAATGCTTGGTCTTTTATCTTTAACCGTTTCTGCACCTGCAGTCGTGACTGTGCCTGCTTCTGCAGCTATCTCTTCTGCTTCATTTTTTTCTTGTTTTTCAAGATTGTCTTGAACTTCTGCGATTGCTTTATTAGCTGCTACTACCTCTTCTACTTTGAGCTTGTTAATATCTTCTTGTAATTGATCTCTTTGCTCGTTTATTGCATCCATTTCAAGGCTTCTATCAATTGCATAAATTCCTGAGCCTCCAAGTATCATCCCTTTACCTGGATCTACGCCTGGAATTGTAGGTATATTAATTTGTGTTCTTGGTGCACCGCCTTGTAATGGAGTAACCGTTGGTCCTCGTTTTATTGGTCTTTGGTAAAAAGGATTTAAAAGGTTTTTTAGTTTTTGTAACTTTTTAATTTTTTTACCTTTTCTATAAACTTTTTCACCCATTAATACGCTTTTGGTGCCTAAACCTAATTTTGTGCCAACACCAGAAAACATCAAACCAAAAGATAAATAATCTAATGGGTCTTTGGGATCAAAAACCGCTAATGCGCTTGCTTCTAAAACTGCTGTATCAACTGCAGCTTGTAGTTCGTCTGCTGTTTTTCCAGTTGGATCTATACCCATTTCCAAAAATGCAGCAATTGCTTCTGGATCAGTAATATATGGATTTTCAATCATTTCTCCATAATTACCCCCCTCTGCTAGATTGTTTTTTGCTTGATTAATAATATCTAGTGTTTCAGCACTAAATCCAGGTAAGGGTGACTCTACAGTCCCTTCTCTTACTTCACGAGGAGAATAATAACCAGTTGAATATGATGGTGCGTTACCTAATGACATTTTTGTTTCCCATATTTGTTATAAATACCATTATCCTATTAAGTTTGTCCTGGTTTTAAGGCTGAATAAGTACTAAATGCAGCTCCTAGCCCTGCAGCAGTTGGATCTACAGGCAATCTATATTGTGAGTCTATTACAGTTTGTTGTGCTCCATATCCAGGTAAAGATCTACCAACACTTGTAAGTAAATCAATCGGCCTATTTATTTGTCCCATTTGCCTTGCATATTGATCTCCAAACTGACCTAATGCTGCTCTTTGTGCCTCAGTAAAGCCTGATCTTCTAATATCTGATAATGATTCAGCTAAACCCCTGCCAAGTGCTTCTCTTCTTTCGTCAGCAGTTAATCTAGCTCTGGACCCAAAAGCTGATAAACCGCCTGTTTGTATATCTCGTGCCCTAGCCGCAATATCTTGTTTTTCACCAAAGTCCATAACATCTTGTATGGTTTGTTGCACAACTCTATCCTCATACGGATTGTAAAATTGTTGTGTCATGCTTGGATCAAATTGTGTAGACGGTAGCTCTGCGCCCATAACATTTTGTGTTGCTTGTTGTAACTGATTTATAAACCCAGGTTGATCAGCAGTACCAAAATAAAGTGCACGTAATAGTGGATCTGATAAGACCTCTCTTGCATCTTGTTGCGCTAAAACAGGATCAATTTGAGGCCTGTAATCAGCAGGTGTTACAGTTGGGGGTACTGCCCCTACATCAGTCGCCACTGCAGCTGGCGTAGTAGGAGCAGGAATAACTGGTTCTGCTACAACATTTCCTATTTCAGGACTTTGTTCTTGTGGTATTGATATTCTAGGATCTTCGCTAATTCTTTCAATAGAGGTTATACCGCCCCCTGGACCGCCTATAGACATAAAATCATCACGACTTGGAGGCGTAATTGAAGGGACAAACGGCACAGGTTCACCCACAGGCAAAGGTCTGACAATTGGATCATCTTCAACGATAGGTATTTCTACAGGTAGTTGTGGTGGTAAAACTTCTCTAGGTAGCTCTCTATCTACAATAGTTCTTGGTGGTACAAATATTTGTTGCTCTCTTATACTTTGTATAGGTAATTTTTCTAAAGGTGTGGGAGCTGGTATGCTTGGTGGTATTACTGGAGGTATAGGCATAGGTACTGGCGTTGGTATTACAGGTTCTACAGGTGTTATACCTGGCACACCAACATTTTCAATATTTTGTATGGACATAAAATCATCTCTTGGATCATCAAATGGTGATCTTTCAAATGGATCTCTAACTGGTATTGGTGCAGGTATGTTAGGCACCATTCTTGGTCTACCCATAGGAGGCTGGATACCTCTTCTGCCACGAACTATATCTCTTAATAATCCCATAATTAACTCATCATATTTTGATAGTTTTCAAAAAAATCCATCAACTTATCGTTATTTTTAAATCCTTGTTCTCTATCTGGTTTTCCTGTTGGGAAAATAGTTAGACTATCTTTATTTTTTTCTATTTTAAAACCGCCTAATCCTTTATTTGCTGCAGCAGTCATAACAAATTCTCCGTCAGACAACAAAGCAGGTATATCGTCACTTGTTTCGGTACCAGGCCCAATAGAGGGACCGCCTACACGAAGATCAAGCTCTTGATTCATAGGTCCTCCCGCAGCCATACCTCTATTAACATCTGCTATTTGTTTTGCTTGTGCAACTAAAATATTTTGAAAGTTTCTTGATGGTTCATAATCTATATCTTTTACTGCCCTTGCAAAAGTAGTAAATTCACCACCCATAATTAAACCGTGTTCAAATTTTTGTTTATCAATCTCATCTAGCCCTAAAATAGTTTTACTTGGATTTTCAGTAGCCAAAACTCTGTAAGCAAAAGATTCGTTATTAAGGTTTCTTTTATTTATATCAAATACTGCGTTTCCCATCTGCATACCTGGTCTTACTCCAGCATCAAAGCCTTGGAATACTTGCTGCGGCATAAGATCTGGTCTAGTAGATAAACGTATGTCACGTAAACCACCCTCTACTTTTTCTGCAGCTTTTTTAGTGGCTAAGCCAAAAAGAGTAGCTAGTCCCAATAGGCCAGTATTGTCGCCACCAATACTTTTTATTTTATCTTCTATACCTTTGATAGCACCTGGTGTTTTACTGCTACCAAAACCTACGCTTGGACCAGAGCTTCCACCAAAGCCAAATACATCACCTATACTCTTAATAATTTGGGGTGTTCGTCCTTGATCGCGAGGATCTCTTCTAAAAAATGATCCTATACCACTTGGTATGCTTTGATAAGCTGTCATCATTTCGTTCATCATAGTACTTGGATCGTACAAATTACCTTGAGGATCTTCCATCAAACCTGGAAAATCAGGGCTATCTGTAAAAAAGTCATTAAATGCTTGTTGTTCATCTCGACTCATTTGTGACAAAGTTTGATATGCGTTAGTTTGTCCACCACCAGATGTAAACTGAAAGCCACCGCCAAAACCACCGCCTTGTCCTCCGACAGATGTTGGTAAAAAGGCACCAACTCCTTGTTGTGGCATCATTTGTGGTGTCAGACTACTTAACATTTGTTGTTTTGGTCTAAACATGCCACCAAGCCCTCTTCTTATACCTGGTCCAATTTTGCCGCCAAATATACCAGTAGTTCCTTTTGCTGGATTAAAAAATCCACTTAAACCAGCTCTAAATTTGCCGCCAGCTCCAAATATTTTTCCTGTTGTTGCTTTTGCAGCACCTTTTCCTAAAAATCCACCCAAAGGACCTGCACCAGCAAACCCTGCTAATCCCGTAGCAACCAAGGCAACTGGTGCTACTTTTTTGACTACTTTTTTTATTTTTTTAAATAGTTTTTTTATAAAAAACTCTTGTAATCCAGTTTGCGGGTTTATAGAAGGACTACCGCCTACGATATATTGATTGGGGTTCATGCCTTGATTTATCATATCTTGCTCAACCATCATTCTTGTAGTTGGCGATATTACTGGGGGTACGATCATTTCACCTGTTGCAACATGAGCTAGCTGATCGTCCTCGAATCTACCCATATCTGCTAATTTTTGTACATTATATTCCATAGCTTTTACTAAGTTGTTTGTAGATACTTAAGTATCTATTATTTACCAAAATTAGCAAGTTTTATAGATGTGGCTCCGTTGTTTCTTACCGTAACCTTACCTACTGCACTTGTTGCTTGCAAACCATCATCTACAAGTCTTGTACCAATATCTATCCATTTGTTGCCTGTATATACTTGTAATACTTCTAGTGTTGTATTCCAAATAATACTACCAGCATTAAAATTTATAGTATTCAGCTCATTTTCGCTTACTTGACGCGTATTGTCTAGGTCTACAGACCCTAAATTTATTTCTAGTAATCTTACTAAACGGTTAAATGTATTAGGATCTACCTCATTTTGTGCTATAGGTAGCTGAGTTGGCAGTAGCTTACTCATCTTTTACCGTCTGATTTTATATCTATTCTTGTAGCTCCTAAACGCCATCCTATTGATAAATTACCATCATTTGTTGCATCATCATTACTTTCAATACGTAATGCCATTTGTCTTGCTCTAGCACGTATATGTGACTGTTGTGTTGTGCTAGAGACTTCATTTGTTGAGTTTGTAGTTAAAGAGTCGCCTGGAAAGTTTCTTGTTTTTACAACTACATTTACGCTCCCATTATTGGAATCTTCAATAAATTTAAAGTCAGGAATTATTCTTCTTGCAAAAACAAACTTTTCTCCATCATCTAAATCAAAGTCTGAACTTTCTATAAATACTCCAGTCATAGGTGAACCATCATCATTAAAACCAATTTCTTGTTTAAATAAGTAACCACCATTTACTGCTCTTGGGTAATTTTCTATACCAGAATCTAACCAAGCAGTTCTTACTAATTGACCATAAAACCATAATTCTTCTGCATAATTATAAATTACATATCTGTCAATTTCGCTAGAGCTACTAGAACAATAAAACCAACCTACTTCGTTTTTATCTTTTATAGTAAAAGCGCTAATTTTAAATGATTGTGTAAGGTTTATGTCACCAAACACATAATTTTGAACAGAACAAGGTAATGTTTGCACTGCCCCGTTGTATGCATAAAAATTGTTGTAACTCATGAAAAATACAGCTGAAGGTGCTGTTACTGCAGCATTAGGGCCTACCAAGCCTGTACCTTCATTAATTAGATTTATTGCAAAAGTAAAAGGAGGCCCAACAAATTGCATACTATATAGTGCAGTATCAGTCCAAACTAATATTTCTTGTCTCGATTTTACCGCTCCAATAATTGAAGATCCAGATGATAATCGTAAGGATCCTGCTGTATTAGTTGAAAGCGGCTCAAATTCTAGTTCATTTTCTTGATCGCTAAAAGCTATTAACATAGGATCAATTGTTCCAGTTCTACTTGTCCCAGAAATAGGGTCTGCACCTAATACAATTAAATGTCTATCAACCTCTGATGTTATTACTTGTAAACCTTTAGTAGGAACTAAGTTTGCCCCTGATATACCAGATAGTTCTACCGCTCTAGTAGATACGCCATTGTTTTCTGTCCACTTATAAATGCCGCTATTTCTAGGATTAATAATTAGATCTTCGCCAAAATTATCATGAGTCCACAATCGTAATTGGTTTGTATCACTTAATGAAGATGTGCTACCGAAAGTGCCCTCACCCCAACCGTTGATCCCCCATCCAGTACCAGGCACATAAACATCTAAGCCTACATTTATTTGATATGTTCCAACAACAGATGAACCACCATTACCACTGTCTGATGCGTTTGCCGTTACGGTAGAACCTGAAGTATCTTTTGCTTCTATAGTATAACTATTAGCGTTTACTATAGTAGCTATTTGATATTCTTGATTTAGTACGGCTGCTGTTATGTTACCGCCTAATGTAGCTGCTCCACTAAAAGTAACAAAATCATTTTGTACTGCCCCATGTGCTGTATCAGTTACCGTTATAGTTGCATCACCATTACTTGCTGAAAAAGTTACATCTCCTGCTGATGTGGTAGACCTTATAGGTGTTATATCATTAAATACCGTACCACTTTCAACATAATATTTTAAATGTGTGCCTAAGCCTAAATATTTTGTTCCACCTAAAGAAATCCAACCGTGTAAAGCTCTTGCAGTACCCTCGTAAGTAGCAGAACTAAGTTTTTCCCAACCACCAAATTTTTCTGGTCTACCTTGACGAAAACGAACTAAATTACAATCAAACCAGCCGCCTTCGTTATCATAAGCGGTACCCTCTCTGTTTATGCCTGGTCTAAATATTGTTTTTTTCAGGGGCATAATTAAACCTCATGCCATTCTTTGCCTTCAAACAGCAAAGCTTCTGCTTCTCTTCTTCTTACTAAACCTTGTTTTACTTCACCACCAGCCTTGTTCCAACGTTTTATTTGATTAGGAACATCATCCCAATCTTTATTATTTAACCTTTGTAGTAATGTGCTAGAGGAAAGATTGTTTGGTCCAAGATTGTAAACCCAAGATACTAAAGCATCAAACTCATTTTGTTTTAAATCTACTTTAACTAAGTCGTTTACATAACTTTCGTACTCGGACATTTCTTCTACAAGCAATTTATCTGCTTCTTCTTGTGTTATTGTATCTCCTTCCTTTACACCTTTTGTAGAGCCCCAACCATAGGTCCAAACTCCTGCTGCACATTTATAAGCTTCGAGTTCACAACCCTCAAATTTTTTTATTAGAGATAATCCCTCTTGAGATATTTGCATATCAATCTCCTTTATCGTTTGTGTGAGATGCTCCGAAATAAAACGAAATAATTGCACTTGCCAGTCCTCCTAAATAACCTAGCACCAAATTTATTAATGCTTCAGAGTTTTGTTCAGGCGGTTGAAGTGTTACTAAAAAAATATAACCAAGAAACCCGCCTATAGTAAATAAACCTATGATACGAGCAGTCCAATCTTTACTAAACATCCCTCTTGCGTGTTGTTTTTCTTGCGCCTCTAATTTAAAAACATCTACATCAAGTTCTTTCATTTGAACCTCAAACTCTTGTTCTGCTTTTTTAAGCTCTATCATTTGTTCAGGGGTCGCATTTTGCACTGCTTTTTGAACAGACTTCTGATCTGCTGGGCAGCCTAAAACTTCTGCTATTTTGCCTAAAGCCATGTTACCCATAGGACCCGCAATCGCCGTTCCTAGTGTTGGTGCTACAGCTCCAACTATATTTTTTAACAATCCTTTCATATTAATATACTCGTTAATACAGCTATACCAATTGCACCAAGAAAGCCAAATACACCAAAGGTGGCTGCTTTCATGGTTGAATTAATATAAGTTATTTCTTGTTTTATATCGGAAAACTCATTAAAAGCAGTTTTCCAACGCTCATGTGATATTGTTTCTAGCTTAGTTAATCTATCTGCTACATCATTTACTGTCATTTTTTTATTAACCATTTTGTAATGTATATATTTTAATAGGCTTTTTCTTACCTTTAACAAAAATACTATCAAGCTCTTTTAACATAATTTGTTCGCTAAATGAACTAGATTTAATAGTATCATAACCTATTACAATATCTTCTCCAACTTCCTTTGTCGAGCTTTCTAATCTTGCGGCTAAATTTACAGCATCTCCAATAGCAGAATAATCAAACCTTGTATCACTACCCATATTACCAACTACTGCATATCCAGTATTTATACCAACACCTATATCAACACCTAAATTAGCACTTTTAACTTTATCTTGGATTTCTTTAGCGCATAATACTGCTGCTGTTTCATGATCTGCAACATCCACTGGTGCATTAAATATAGCCATCATAGCATCACCTATATACTTATCTACCATACCGTCATAAAATTTAACCGTATCTGCTTGTATAGTAAGCACTTTATTCATAATTTTTGTTACCTCCTCTGGCTCTAGTTTTTCAGATAGGGCTGTAAAACCACGCACATCCGTAAAAAGAAAAGTACAATATTTACGCTCTCCACCCAGAACTAAAGAATCTGGATTATCTTGTAAATGTTTGACTTGTCTTGGATCTAAATAGTGTTCAAATTGTTTTTTTATTTGTTGTCTCAATTTGTACTGTTGTCTAAAACGTAAGTAAAAAGCCGTAGAGCCTGCTATAAATTCAGATATTATTGTCCAAGATACATCAATTAGTGTGCCTTGTTTTATCATATATACGCCTCCCATACCTGTGCTCAACATAAATATGATTGCAATACAAACACCCCACGTTATACCAAAGTAATGTATTGCAAACCAAACTAAACTCACAAATACTATTAATATTAAAAGTTCTGCTGCTAATGACCAATCAGGTATAAAAGGTGAATTTTCTATTAATATACTCTCTGCTAATGCTGCTTGTATTTTATGTGGTTCTAATAATCCAACTGGAGTAGCAATTTGCGGCATTACACCGTTTGCAGTAACACCTACAAACACAAATTTACCATTAACATTCATTTCTTGTAAGTCTGTTTGTGGTGTATCTACCCAACTAATCCATTTACGGCCAAAACTATCAGTTTTGACTGGTGGTATTCCTCTTATTGATATTTCTGATATACCATTATCATTAGTTTTTATAATATAAGTTTTTACGTTAAATAATGATTTATATATTTGTGTTCCAAAACTAGGTATCCATTCATCATTAGGTGTTTTAACTAGAAGCGGTATTTTACGAACAAGTAAATCTACATCAGTAGGAGCAATAGCCAAACCTTGTAGAACGTGATTGGATATTGAGGGTAGATTTGACTTTACTCCTGTAGAAATTATACCACCTTTGTCTTCGCCAAGCACTACAGTTCCAGGAGACGCAGGATAATTTCCTTTACCATCTTCAAACATAGCTATAACAGATGGTGCGTAACCTAAAGATCTAGCAAAATCCTCATCACCACCCATTCTGTCTGCTTGTGGAAAACTTATTACCCATCCTACACCCAAGGCACCTTTACCTATCATTTCTAGTTGTATTTCTGCAAGTCTTTGTCTAGGTAAGGGCCAACCACCTTCTTTTTCTACATCTTCTTCTGTAATATTTAAGATTACAAAGTTACCTGATGGATCTGGAGTTTCTATAAAAGCATCAAAAGTTTTTAACTTTAAAATTTCTGTAGGTATAGACTGAAATATTAAAGGCAAACTTAGTAATATAAGTAATGGTAATATTAATCGCTTCATTTAATCACTTTGAGTGATAGTAATAATGCTATCACTCCCTCCGTTGATTTTTATTATATTAGAAACTCCATCTTGAATCAAAATAACCGTATAAGCATTACTGCCGTTTAAATCTACTCTAACGCTTTCATTAACCTCTCTTCGCAAGCTTACTACATTTCCTGTAATTAAGGCTGTTATTTGTGTATCTGGATCTTTCCCTAGTAAAGTTCCTGCTATTTGTGTGCTAGTAGCTTGAGCTAATACATCCTCTTCTTCATCTATTGCTAATGCATCTAATACATTTAATAAATCTTCTAGGTAATTTACATCAAGATAATTTATATCTAGCTCAGTAAATTCAAGACTATCTTCTTTTAAATAATCTTCTGCAAGATAATCTATATCAAGATCATTAAAATCTAATACACTATCCACTCGCGTAGTAGTGGCTTCTTCCTCTACTAACATTTCCTCTTTTGGTGGCGTAACAATAAGCATGTTATCTATTACATCAAGTGTAAGGTCTAAAATTACAGGTTTGGTTGGAGCGGATTCAAATACGCTTACTGTAGTAGCTTCATAAGGTTTATTTAATATAACGGTGCCCATAGCAGTAACCACCTCTATTTCGCCACTAGAAAGCCCTAGAGCGTCTGGTAACAAAATTATAAGACTACGCCCCAGTTCATCAACTGTAGCCGTAAAATCAGTCCCACGTATTGCTATATTAGCTGTTGGTGTTTTAAGAGTTATGTTTTGTTTATCTATACGGTTAAGATTGCCCGTAATAAACCTAGCTGTGCCAAGCCCAAAGGTAAGAGCCATTTTTGCTTTACTTGGGTCTGGATCATATATGTACTCGTCAATAAGTAGCTGACTATGTTCTGTAAGCTTTACAGTAGAATCATCAAGAAAAGTAATAGCCATACGGCCATCTTTAGTTATAGCTTCATCATTACTTTGTATAGCAAATTTTAAATCTGCATTATAAGCTTTGTCTCTGACAATTTGAGCAGTACCGTTTAATTCAGATATGTCTCCAATATTAACAGCTTGTGCTTGTACCTTGGTCGTTTTGAACAACACAAACGGTAGAAGCAGCAGTGCCAGAAACGGATATAATCTTAAGCCAGTCATTATCTTGGGTGCTTAGTTGTTGAATATTAAATGTTCTTGAGCCTCCTGTATGATCAAGATAGAAATATCCACCTGCTGACGCTGTAACTCCTGTACCTGTATAAGTGACTGTATTATCAGAACCATCTATATCCATATAATTAGTAGCACCATCTATATTTATGTTTGATGTAACTGTGTTATTAGAACCGTTAATTATCCAGTCTAAGTCAAGAGAAGCTGCTAATGCTGTGGTACCTTGATTTAAAGTAAATGTATTACCGCTCCCTGTTACATCTACATTTTGATTGGATCCATCAGCACTATAAGTATCTGTAGGGTCAACTTGAATAGTAAATGAATTAGTGCCGCCATCAAACTCGTAAAAGCCAGTAAAGTTATCAGCAAATATATCGCCAAGAAACTTGTTAGTTGCACCTATCATGTTTATATCAAGTGTCATACTGTTACCATCTAAATCAAAAGGATTCAGACTACCAGCAGTTGAGTTTAATCCGCCTATAATATTAGAAATACCTAGTTGCTCTAAGTCTATATTAGCTCCAGTACCAGATTGATCTACGTATATTTCGTTATCAGCCGCGTATGTTGTCAACGCACTCATCATCACAATCAGGCACGTCAATTTCTTTGTTTTCATTATTTAATTCTACTCCTTGGTTATCATTTTGTAAAACCCAGAAACCACGATCATAACCAGTGTTAATGATTTCTAGCACACCTCCTTCTATAGCTTTCATCAAAGCTATGGTTGATGACTCATTTCTTGCGTTGCCTAGTTCTATTTCTACTAGCTCGCTTTCAGCTTCAACAAATCTAAATACATCTTCAGACTTACCGTAACTAAATATTGTTTTTTGACTTAATACTTCTAACAAAACCTCGCCTGTTGCAACCGATACCATACGCATACTAATGGTTATATTGTCTTCTCTATACATAACGCTTTTGCCTATGCCCAAATACCTAGCTCCTGCTCCACCACTTTCTAAATTTGTTTCATAAGATATGACAGCACCTTCAATTAATATACCTGCAAATAATAAAGGTCTAAGTGCTTGTTTTTTTACTTCTTCATCAGTCGATTGTTCTCTTGCTGATCTTATAAGCTGTCTTTCTTTGGTAAGATTATCCAAACCTACCCTTTCTACAACCCTAAAAAACTTACCATCTCCTGCATGTTTTAAGGCTCTAATAAGTAGCGCATTTGGTTGTTGAGTTATAGCTGTGCTAAACAAAGCAAACTCACTATTGCTTTTACGCTGTCCTGTTTGATCTGAAAATGAAGTAGGATACACAGCAACCACAGGACTTACCTTTGGTATAGGCACATTTTTGAGTTCTGCTGATTGCAGTTCTTGTATTGTTGCTACGTCTTTAGAAAACCTTTGTTCGTAAGTATCTTCAAATTGATCAAATATAGAGCAACTAGAAAGTAAAAGTACCAATAGGTATGACGATTTCGGTAACTGTTCCATCCGCCTCGGTTATTTTAAGGGTTAAAGTTACACCATCACTTGTGTACTCAATAGTATTCCCCTCTAAAGTGATGACACCTTCGCTTTGCGGTGTTTCTCCGAATAAGTTATTTACTAACTGTCTTGATAGTTCTGCATAAACCCTAGATTCAAGATTACGCATAAACCTTGCAAGAGTAGAATTTTCTTTTTCTCTTTTGATTTCATCTTGTAACGCTTTTATTTCTTCTTTGATTGTTAGTTTACGAGTATATTGTTGATTTTCTATTGTAAGGTAATGACTAGACGTTCCCACGCCGTTAAAACTAGGTGACTTAAATTTATGAGTTATGGTATCAGCAGCTAAATTCATGCCTAGAACTGCTGAAAACATAATAGCACCTATAAAAAATGCCCATATAGCTATTTTAGTTTTTACAATTTCTTCTTCCATTTTTTCTTGTTTAGTCTTTTCTTTGATCATCTCTACCTGCCTTGGCTATTTTTCCGCTATCAATTAAGTTAGGTACTCCTAATATAGTTTTTATCAAAGTATCTTGACGTATTATTTCGTTATCTAAACTACGCACTCTATCTATTAATGCTACCAAAATACCGTGTTGTGAATCAAGTTTTGTGCCAAGTCGTTCTTCTATTGCGGCTATTTGTGCTTCTACTTTTTCATCTACGGTATCAAGTTTTGTCTCCATACCATCAACAATACGCATAATTAGTTTATAAATAAACCAACCAAGTCCTAACGCTGCTGCAATAGGAAAACCTACTTCTTGAATTAAAGTTACGGCTGATTCCATTAGTAATCACCCCAAACTTTTTTCTTTTTGCCTCCGTCATATTCCACGGCATGACCTTCTTTGATTAGTACCTGGCAAATATCTCTGCCATCCTCTGTGTATGGAATGCCGAGTATTCGGCCATACTTACCTTTACCCAAAGATTTTACTTTAAAGTTACCGATACAAAGCTCTTGTAACCGCGATTTGGCTGCTAAGCCTAGTTTTTTTTCTGCTAAATCTCTTGTACGGCTTTCTGGAGTATCTATACCTGCAAGTCTGACACGCTGTTTATGTAACTTCACATCAAAACCAAGATCAAGACAACAATCAAAGGTGTCCCCATCCACAATACGTTCTAGTGTAGCGTTATAAACAAACGCATCAGGTGATTTAGCCATTAGGATTCTTTAGATTTTTTAACTCTCTTAGTTGTCCAAGCTTCATTTACATCAGGTGTTGATTTATCATCACCTACATAATGTCCTTTTTTGTTCCTAGCTCTTACTTTAATTTTTTCAGTACCAGTAATTTTACCCCACATTTTGCTTAACCAACTCATCCTTTATCCTTTGCTTTAAGCACATTTAATGCACACCAATCTATTACTTTGTATAAGTAACTAAACCAATGATCATCTTTAGGTGTAGGTGTTATTGCTGCTACAACAGAAGCTATAGATATAATTGCAGTGACCCACGCTAATATATTAAGTATTGTCATTTTGATCCTCCTCTGGATTATTTAAGACTTCATCTGCTTTTTCTTTAGCAGACTCTATAAATGCGTTTTGAAACACACTTAAACTGGCGTTAACTTGGTCAAGTTCAAACTGTATGCGTTTTTGTTTATTCGTTAAATCTAATATTTGACTATGAAAATATTTTTGTTCGTTAGTAAGATCACTTACTTTTACTTCTTTGTCATTAAGCATAACTACTGGTTCTTGCGTAGTCATATTAAGAACTTAATGTTTTAGTTACGCTACTAGGGCTAACTTTTTCAGCTATTTGAGCGTCTAGTCCAGCTTTCAACTCAGTTACTTTGTCGCTACCTAATGCTGTTTCTACCCAGCCTTGCACATCACTATTAGTAAGACTAGACCAGTTTTTAAAACTAGATAAATCAGATGTATCTAATGACTGTGCTCCATAAGAAGATGCTGTCCAGTTATTACCATCACTGTCTTTATTAGTATCGTCTGTAGCAGTTAATCTCCAATGAACTGTGTGTACTACATTTGATTTACCGCTTTTTGTTGGATATGTATCACAAGTTTTACAATCCCATGCGTAAGATATTGCCATGCTATTCTCCTTTTAAAATATTAATTTCAGATTGTAAAGCATCAATCTGTGTTTGTTGTTCTTGTATAGCTTTTACAAGCATAGGTATCATTTTAGTAGTAGAAAGCGTTTTAAAGTCATCAACTTCTACACCATCAATTTTACCTTTTCCAACCTGCATATATTGTGGTGCAACTTCTTGAACCTCATCGGCTATAAAACCATACCTAACTTCATCTTTTGTTTTTTCACTATAAAATTCTGATTTTTCGTTATACTTAAATGTTTTTGGTTTTAATTGTTTTACAACATCTAATCCATCAATTAAATCATTTATATCTGTTTTAACTCTTGAATCAGATAGACTATGAACAGTTCCATCGTTAGTATAAAAATCTGCATTAGTATCAAATTTTCCTGCTAATGTTGTGTTATCTACATAAAACTGAATACTTATTACGCCACTACTTCCACTTTTTAAATATGGACCATTAGTATTGTCATAACCTATTTCTACTTTTCTAGCAGAATTTCCACCACCACTAGCTCTAATAGCAACAGTAGAACCAGTAGAAACGTGTAACAGTTCTTGGGGTGATGATGTGCCCACGCCAATTTTGCCATCGCTTGTAATTCTCATACTTTCTGAACCAGCATTTTGAAAAGCGTGATATGGATTTGCACCACTTTCTGTATCTTGTGCATCAAAAATTACACCAGCATCATTTTGACTGCCACTAACAGCAGTTTGTATTGATAAACCTCTGCCTGAGTTAGATCCACCTGTAATTACTACATGCTCTGAATTTTGTGAACCTCTGACATCTAGTTTTGCTGTAGGTGTGTGTGATCCTATTGCACAAAGACCTCCTTCTGACATATCAAAACTAAGAGCTGTTACTGTAGAACCTCCATCATTACCTCTAATTTTAAAATCTGCGTCAGATACTCTTGAAATCAATTCAGGACCGCTTGAGTCTTGTTGTATATCTAAAAAAGTTCCAACACTTCCATCTTTAAACAGTATGTTACCTCCATCTGCATCAAGAATAATATCTCCTGCTGCATCAACTGTTACATCAGTGTCAGTAATACGCATCCTTTCTGTACCTGAAGTAGAAAATCCAAGTATATTTGATGCAACATTAAACATTCCTGTATCACCATCATCATGAAATGAGTATGCTGGTGCAGCAGCATTTTCTCTACCTGCTAAAAATCTATCGTTTTCTGCTCGTATAGTTCCATGTACATTAAATTTAGCATTTATTGTTGTAGAGCCAATTCCTACATTTCCTGAACTATCAATTCTCATTCTTTCCGTTGGAGCTGAACCTGGGCCTGTACCTGTTGGTTTTGTATTAAAAGCCATGCTTGTAGCTGCTGTACTACCACTATGGTCTTCAGCAGCAATAGCTACTATGGATGCTTCGGCAGCAGCATTAGTATTAGCACCATCTACTCCTTTCCAAGCATAAGAACCTAAAGTTTCTCCATCACTAGGATTGCCACCCACTTCTCTATTTAACTGTATACCACCATTACCACCACCAGTAAGAATATTTAATCCTTGTACGGTAGCTGTAGGTTTCGAAGAATAACCAATTCCAACATTGTCTAAACCACCATCAACAAACAAAGCATGAGTTTGTCCGTTTGATTCAACTCTAAAGTCTACATCAGCACTATCTTCGTTAAATACAGCACCTCCATCTTGCGTTAAAGCTCCATCAATATCTACTACATCTAGGTTAGCTGTGCCATCTACATCTATTGAACCAGCTAAATCTATATCACCATTTACAATTAAATCGTCTGTAACTGTTAAGTCATCTTCTACTTTTAAATCTACTACATTTAAACTAGCAAAAGCATCTACTATTGCTGCACCTGAACCTGCACCGTCTGAATATACTACTTTTACATCACCTGCTGGTATGGTTACATTAGCACCACTACCTTGCGATATAATTATGTTTTGTGAGCCTGATGTTCCATTTTCTATAAACCAAAGTTTTGATACTGTATTTGGTCCTATAGTAATAGTACAAGCTGAATCTAAAGTACCTGTGTATTTTAAATAAATTGATCTACCTGGATCAGTAGAACCATCTGCTATTGTAGTTGTATGTGTATCGGCGTTAGTGGTTATCGCCTCTGTACCAAAGCTAAAAGCCTCAGCAATAAGTTCTAAGTTTGTGTTCGTAGATGTGCCCCAGGTTCCTGATTCATCACCTGTCGCTATTTCTTTTAATCTTAAATCATTTACATAAGTTGCCATTTTTTATGCTACCTCTTCCCAATCTGGGGTTTGTGTTTCATTAATTTCAGCAAAGGATGAACTTTGATCAGTATTTATATTAGCATAATTTTTCGTTTGTGTATCATCTATTAATCCCCAAACCAACACATCTGTTACAAAACCTGTTGCCGAGACTCCTATTATGCTTATATTTGCTTTTGAATTTGTTGTTACGGATCCTACGTCTCCTGTGCTACTTACCCCATCAATATTAAACTTTGCATTATGATGAATTGTTACAGATCCTACAGCAGAAGTAGCTGCAAGTCCTGAAATTACTACATTTGCCTCTCCATCAACATCTACGCTGACGCTACCAAGTGTGGCTACGGCACTAGGAGCGTTTGCAACAGCATCACCGTTTACCCCAACACCACCAACTGCGGTTGTGCCTACTTGTGAACTAGGGGTTACATTTGCTTTAGCAACAACTGTAAGGGATCCTAAGGCACTTGTACCTACTTGAGAAGATGGTGTGACATTAGCTTTTGCAACTACTGTTAAAGTTCCAAGAGCTGAAGTAGCAGATACGCCACTTGGACTTACATTAGACTCACAATCAAATGTAGGCGTGCCTACTGCTGTAGTGCCGACTTGTGATGATGGAGTAACGTTAGCTTTAGCTACAACAGATACAGTTCCTAAAGCACTTGTTGCTGCTAAACCTGTAAGAGTAACTGGTATGGGCTCGCCCCAAGTACCTTCACCCCAGGTGCCTCGACCCCAACCAGATATATTAGCCATAACTGGCTAAATTACGCTATTCTAATAATAGCTGTACTAGCTGCTGCTGCTGGAAAAACAATAGTAAAATCGCCTGCTGTTGATGTTTTATCACCACCAAAGTCGATTGTAGCTACAGACTTATTACTATCGGTCGAATTATATATCATGCAACCTCTAGCTGTTATTGTAGCTGTACCAAAAGTTAAATCAGCAAAATCAGTAAATCCTGTAGTGCCGCTTGATGTAGGATCTACTCTAGTTAAATTACTACCGCCAGATGTATAGTTAGTACCACTTGCTTGTCCTGTTGTAGTAAAAGCTGTAGTAGTTGCACCTAAGGTAGCAGAGCTTGTGTATAAAGCTAATTTAAAAGTATCTCCGCCTGAGTTTTTAAAGTTATGCACAGCTTCAAGTAGTTCTTTTTTAAAGCTAGTGGTTAATGTTGATGTAATAGCCATATTAAATCCTTTTTATAATATCTGCTAACTCTGCGTCTCCTTGTTTAATGAAATCTTGTATCAGAGTAGCTTTATAGGATTTTAACGCATTTTTTATATAAATCAAACAAACCTTGTAAATCAAATCTTTATATGCCTTAGCTTGCTCCTGTATATAGGGATCTTCGCTATCACTACCGCTTACTATTTTTTCTGTTAATCTTTCTGCCCAAAACTCTGGAGGATGACCGCCGTGATTAGAAGTTTTGGCTTCTATTAAGCCTAAACTAGGCATACCTGCTGGTGTTATTTTATCTACCATTTTTTTGGTTCTGGAGGTTTTAAGTGCGAATCATGCCTATCTATAAGTACAGGCTCTTGTTTCTTTTTTACAATATCTAAGGTATCAATTCTTTCTAATTTAATACCGTCTTTTCCAACTAAAATTATGTAAGGATTTTTTAATCTATGGTAACCATACAACTTTTGTTCTGCTGGAACGTCTGTATCTAATAAACCTGAACTGTGAGCCACTTCTACCTGCATACCAGCAGAAATACATTTGCTTAACCAAAACTCCACACACCCTCTACCTGCTTCTGCAAAGTGTAAATTACCTTTGTAACTAAAATCTATACCAAACATTTTAAGATTAGCTACCTCGTTCCAATAAGCAAAAGCTACTGCGTATGCAACTGTATTGTTTAGGTAGTGGCAATTTGAATATTGCACAACCTCTTCCAATGGAAACTCTACAAGACCAGGACATCTATCATCTAACTCACAAGTATATATAGGACCCTCATGTTCTTGCAACATGTCCGCCATACTTTTAGTTTGGCCTCCTGCATCATCTGTATCTAAAAATCTTGATGCGGGATCCATCATAAATACCCTATCGTGATAAATAACCGAAGCTACGCCATTTATGGCCCAAACCTCATCAAAGTGTACGCCGTGTGATTTTGCCAGATTATAATCAAACCAGCTTTTGCCCATACCAACTATAGCAACTGATTTGCCCTTAAGACTTTCTATTTGTTTCATAACTTTTTACGTTACCGAAGACCTCAAAGAATCATAACGGTACTCATCTCTCCTTCCGCGAGCTTCTGCAAGGTTTTTTAACCTAGATATTTCATTTGCAAAGCGTTGCTCGTATTGCTGTGTCAAATCATTTTCACCTTTCATAAATATGTATGCCTCAGCTAAACTACCGTAAAGCAAAGCATTTCTTGCATTATTAGACAGCCAAGTACCTGTAGTGTCTGTTACTAAAGAGTTTGGCTTAAATAAATAATGTAATTCAACGTTATAGTCTGCATCTGGCACAGGGCTTACAATTAACGTAGAGCCGTTGTTAGAAGCTGTAGATAAATCTTTGTCAAAATCTGCATAATACAAAGGCCTGCCTCTAGCAGTCGAATCTGTTGGATCTACAGAGTATTCACGCATAAAAGTCACGTGTTTTTTGTCTAAATAGTGATAATCTCCACCACTATCTATAATTGCTAGTGAAAAACTTAATTGATAATCAGTAGGCGCAGTTAAGTATGTGTTTCCAGTAGTTAAAGTTCCTGTAACATTTTTTCTAAAATAATCAAATTGTATTAATTCAAATATTCTTTCCTCTGCATTTTTAATAAAGTCATCTAAGGTATTTACAAAAGTAGTTTCTGTATTTTCAGTATAATTTTGTATTAAAGTTTTTAACTCTGCTAAAGTCATGATACAACTATTGTAACCTCACCAACGCCACCTGTCATCTTATCAACTGTAAAGTTGGTAGGTAATGTTGCTGGGTTTAAAAAATCTGGTTGAAATATGTTTGAACTGACTACAACAACAAAACCCTCTCCTTCTTCTTGGTCGTTATTAGGTCTTGGCTTATATAAAGCCTCTGGATCAGCTGTAGCGGTTAAAGGTTCTAATTGTGGATGTTTTGGCTCATAACAATCTGGACATACTTTTAGGCCGTTCCATTCTTCTTTTAAATCATTTAATTTATATTCAAAAGCACACCTATCACATAAAGCTTTTGCAAATTTACCAGATGCGTAAGCCATTAATTCATCCTAATATCAGGTCTAACTCTATAAGAGGCTCTATCTTCATCTTGTGACATAGCTCTATCAAATTCTTCCTCATACAAAGATTTTAACTGTGAAGTTCTTTCTGGAGCTCTTTTTAAGGATATGTAGTAAGCTAATCCAGCTGCAAAACAAGGATAAAATCTAAACGGCATATCCATAGTGTTTGTTGGTTTATCTGCATCATCCATTCTAACTAATTTATTAAACACTAAAATATCTGTAGAGTTTTCGGGTGCTGGCCATATTTTTAATGTAGGTGTGGATAATTTATCCAGAAAAAATTGTGATGGCCTAGCTTTTGTAGTTTTGTTTGGTATGTTAATAAATTCTGACCTACTGATACGGTTCATGCTTATATCAGTTTGCGTTTGGTTAATTGTTCTACGTAGAACAACGTCTAAAATATCAATAACATTAGAATTTAAAGAGTAATCTGTTGTTCCCTCTGTAACTGTTTGTGTAGCTTGTTCTATAGTCCACTGGTTTAGACCTCTGTTAGCCCATTCAGCTAACATAAGGTTTATAGATCTACGTGCAGTCTTTAAATCATATCCTGTTCTTAACTCCAAACCACATCTTTCAAAAGCCTCTTCAACAAACTCAGCTACATTTGGTTCAAAATCTGTACTATTTGATGTTGCCATTATTTTTTCTTTTTAGTTTTTTTTAAGGATTTTTCTATTTGCTTTGCTTGTTTAGCATGTAACCTAGAAGCTCCCTTAAGTTCTTTAATTAATTTTCTTTTTGCTGCTACGCTTAGTTCTGCCATAATTAGTCCTCGTATAAATTATCAAAAGTTATTGATGGATCAAGATAACTCTCATGTCCTTCAGCTGAGTGCTTCCACTGCGAAGGTTTAAACTGTGGAGGTCCCTCACCTGTTACCCACAAAGCAGGGCTAGTAGCTCTTACTCTATTATTAGGTAAAGCAACTAAGTTACCTTTCCATTCACAGTCTTCAGTTATATATAATACATGACTTTGTTTATGTTGTGCAGGGTCATCTGCAATATCTGTATTTGTATAGTCAACACTAAATAAATATTTTGCTTGATAAAAATTACCATCAATTTTTGCAATCCAGGGTGATGAACTAACTCTATCCATCACAACAACACTATGATCCCTAGCTTCACAATCCCAAGGTTGTGCTAGATGGTCCTCCATAGGCCTAGGGAAATCGTCCATAGGTATATCCGCAACTAAACCTTGGATAGGCATACGAGCCCACATAGCACCACCGTGGATATTTCCTTCGTCCCAATCCTCACAATTTGCTTCCTCGCCAGTAAAGACTACTTGGAAACTTAAAGACCTATCAGGTATTGTATTAACTGCAATAGCCAAGGCATGCAAATACTCACCTTGGTATTCCTCGTGATTGTGTGTAAACTCTCTCCTAACCCAACATTTAAAATGTGGGATATTACTTATCAAATACGACACTTTAGAACTTGCTTCTTCTTCTATTAGCGTTGCCTGCAATCATGACTGAACCACCCTTGGACATTTTCATCATACTTCCGCCTTTAGATTTTTTCATTAAAGACCCGCCTTTAGATTTCTTCATCATGCTCCCGCCTTTTGACTTCTTCATTAATGAACCACCTTTAGACTTTTTCATAAGTGAACCGCCTTTGGATTTTTTCATCATCATGCCGCCTTTAGACTTTTTCATCATACTACCGTATTTAGAATTTTTTTTGCCTGGCATAATAGTACTCCTTACTTTTTACTTGGTTTCTTTTTTGTAGTTTTTTTTGCAGGAGCTTTCTTTTTTGGTTTCATATTTATGTAAATACGATCTTCCTTTACTGGCTCGTCTGGTCTAACTTTTGCATCCAATCTTGCTTGCATTTTTGGATCAACTTTTGATTTTGGCATATTTATCTCCTAACTAATTGTTGTAAATTTACGCCTGTTAGACATAACTTTACCACAACCTCTAGCTATCTTGCCACCATTCTTTTTTTGTGCACGACCACCATCAACAAAATAACCCATTTTATTACGAACTTCTTTTGGTAATTTAGGCAATCCTTTGTTGCCTGGCGGTATTGGTTTTAGTTTTTTAGTCACTTTGTTTCCTCCTTTTAATGAAACTCTAGCTTTTTTAGTATTAGCTACAACAGTTTTACCTTTTCTGCCTGCTGCTTTTTTCTTTCTTGCTGTAGCAGCTCTTTCTGCTTTACTTAAACTTTGTGCTTTTGCTTTTGGCAAACAACGATCTGGATTCTTTTTATCTTTACTTGTGCCACAAGGTCCCAATATAGAACCGTCAAGTCCAATTCGTACCCACTTTTTATCTAGCCACCCTTGTAATTGTCCCATTATCTTAGTCTCTCTTTCATCACTATACCCTGACCCCTTATGGGACCGCCTTTTCTTTTACCTTTTCGTTTACCACCTTTAGCTTTTTTTGCATAATTTGGATCTTTGCAATATTTAGAAGCTGCTAAATTTGCGTAAGCTGAAGGATATGTATCGAAAGTTCTTTTTGCCCAGGCTATACCCTCTGGACATATTTTACCTCCGCTTTTAGGTTTACTCTTTTTTTTAGCCTTACCACCTTTTTTCATTTTAATTGATTCTAATGTTTCAGCCTGTTTTGCGTGAGTTTTACTTGCTTTTTGCAAACCCTTTATAACTTTTTTTAATTTTTCTTTAGCCATAATTTAAACCGTCCAAATGATAGTTTAGCGTAAGCTCCTCGCCAACACTAATTTTTTTTGATGTAATTACGTTATATACTCTATAGTCGTCCCAGTCTAATTCTTCGCTTAAATAACAATTAGAGTCTTCTGAGTGATTTAAAAAACCGCCTATAGATGTTCTTATATAGCCTTGAATTATAGGAACTTTTATATGTGACATGCCTATATCAAAATCTTTATTAATATTTTGTATTGCAAACAAACCAAATCCTTCTATAGGGCTTTTTTGAACTTCTATACAGTCTGGTAAAGGTTTGTAATAAAATTTATTATAAACAGGATACATTATTTAATTCTTCCAAACTTTCTTCTAATAGAATCTTTACCTCTTCTAAATATTTCAGCTTGTTTAGGCTTACCCCCATATTTAGATCTTTGTTCGCCTACGGTAAGTATTTGTATTAATCTTGCAAAAGGTTTTCTTGTGCGTTTTACCTTTGCTACTGTATCTCTGGCATCCTGAACAGTTGCATACTTAATTGATACGGTATCTTTAGGATTTTCGTCTGTATACAGCCTTCTACCGCTACCTTTTGGTTTTTTTCCTGTGCCTACTTTGGGATCACGTTTTTTTGCCATTTAACAATCCCAATCTCTTCTAGCCCAATAATTAGCCTTCATACGGTCATTACCAAGCTTTTCACTTCTTTTACAATATGATCTTTTACGTTTTGGATCGTTTTTGTGCATGCCTAATTTAGCATCACCAAACGCAATACGTTTGACTTTTCCTGTTGAGGGATTTTTTACAAAGACTTCTTTTCGTTTTGTACCATAACCAGGGCTACCTTTGCGGATAGCCCTAGGTCTATTAAGAGTTACGGTTTTTCCTTTGTACTGTGCCATTCATTAATAATTCTTATTCAAAACAAGTATTATAGAATAAGCATCACCACTAGAGTGACCAACGGTAGTAAAGTCAATATCACCAGTTACACCTGATCCTGCGTTATTTGGAATACCGCTAAATCTATCGTCATAGTATTCATCACCAGTACTATCTGCTGGTAATGGTATAGCTAAAACGTTAGTAGAGGCATCAAACTCTATATCTACACCCATACCTCTGGTTGCCCAGTAAATACGAGCTATAGAAACGCCAGTACAAGTCTCTCCAGCACTATTGGTAGTAAGTGCTGATACATCAACTTTTTTTACAGAAGATTCTCCTGTACCGTCAGATTCATTAGTAAACTTTAAGATAGCAACTCTTTCACCATCTTGAATAGTTTGCGAAGTTACTGTATCTGCCATTGTTTACTCCTATCTTTCTACTGCTGCTACAACGTAGTCAATAGTCATAGTTTGTGCTGAAGCTTCACCATTTTGAATACCAAATGATACGGTTAATTCTTCATCATCAGGTAGATTAGTGATTGCAACACCAACTGGGGCAGCATTATTTATTGAGTAATATACTTTTGAAGCATCTGGGTCAATAAACCAAGTAGTCGTGATAAATGTATCATCTGCCATAGTTGCAACGTCCTCTGTAGTGGTAGCAGTATTATCTTTCTCAACTAAGAAATCTAAACCTGCGTCACCGTCTGCAGAAATGAAGAAAACACCATCAGTAGTATCAAGAGGTGTTGTGTCTGTTATACCTAAACCCATAACAAAATCAGATTGGTCTACGTCATTTACTTTGAATCTGGCAGAAAAATATGCTTTCTTACTTGTGCTTAATTTAAACCCTTCACCTTTTAATTGTAAAAAGTCTAAATCGTTATCTCCTGCAGCATTAGTGAGCAATAAAGCTCCTCCTGCTGATGAAGTTACAGCTTCAGATGCACTACCAGTACCAGCCTCAGTAGTTGTTATAGTCCAATCACCAGAGTTATATGTAAAAAAGTCATTATGATACATATAAAATGTTTGATCTGATGGATATGGTGCGAACATAGGCTGGTTTTTCTTGTGCTCTGTAGCAACAGTATTACCTGCCCATAATATTAAGTTTTGAAAATGTGGATTAGCCATTATGAACTCCTTTACTTGTATTAATGGAAATCTTTACGATCCTCATTAAGCTAATTAATTTAAAACTACTTAAAGTTTACACCTCATAACCAAATGAAGCAACAAAAAAAGGGAGCCGAAGCTCCCTTAAAATTGTAGTTGAGTGAGAAACGCTACAATAATCCGTTCCTTAAGCTCCTTGAGAACCGTAAACGGCTCTAAAGTTAGAATATCCAAAACTATAACGCTCTCTAGCTTTGTATCTCATGTTACCTGTATCGAAGTCACCCTCTAATGCAGTTTGCATAGGAGATCTTTCAAAATACTTAAACCCATCTGGGCAGTCAGTTTTGATGAAATACGCATCTGTATCTGTTAGATAGTTGTTTACAACATATCCATCAGGAAGCATACCAGTATTTGCTATAGCATTAATGTCGTTGTCAGATGTTCCTACTCTGCCTGGGCTTTGTAGTAATCTGTCAGCAACAAATACTAATTGTGGTGGGATAATTAACTTCATACCTTTCAACGCAATATTAAGACCTCTATCATCTGTAAATGTAGAAATATTAATAAGTGAGTCTTCTAGTGAAGTTTCATTAAGATCCGCCATAGTGGTAGCTCTATTTGCTAGTGAACCACCTCCGCCTAGTGGATGATCTGTAGCCACAAGCACTTTACCGTCACCGCCTGTTGTACTAAACGCGTTGTTTAATACTGCAGCTGCTTTGATTTGCTTTGTGTTAGCCATAGATCTTGCTAAAGCCTTGGTGTATCTTGCGCCGAGTCTATCATAAAGATTATCTTCAATTGCTTCTTCAGTTAGCGCGAAAGCTAAAGCCACTGTTTCGTGGGTATAACGTGAAGTATAACCTTCGTTAGCTGTATCAAATCTGATACCACTACCTTCAGCTTTTACTTCTGCGTTACCAAACCCTACTATTAGGGTTTCTTCTTCAAACGCTCTATCAGAAGACTCAGTTTCATAAATTTCTTCATGTTGAGATTCGTATCTGGCATATTCCATACCGAACAAGGCGTTAAGACCTGGCTCTAATTCTTTCGCTAATTGCGCTCTATTAATTGCCATTATTTATACTCCTGTTGGGTCGATATAGAAATGCTCATTAAATTTAACAATCACATTTACGTTTGCTGAACCTGTTGTACTGTTATCTGGGTCACTCGAAAAGCCCATAATTCTGAACGTAGCAGTTGTAGCTGCTGTTGTTCCAGACAGTTCCATAGCTGACATACCAGTTTTGGTTGAGCCAGAAGTATAGGAAATATCTGCGTTCAAACCGACATCAGTTTGAGCTGGAGAACCTGCACTTTGAATTTCAAATACAGCATCAGGATCATCTACGACAAATGCTTTAATATCGGACGATACAGTGCCATCTGGGAAATGAGAACTAAAAACAGTCTCACCTGAAGAGTTTGTAAAAGTACAACCTCTAAATACACCCAAGGCTTCATCCCCAGCACCAGCTACTAAAATAGTACCTGTGTTGAGCATTTTTACTAAATCGCCAGAAAAAATATTCCCAGAAGCACCAGAGGCAATTTCGTATTCTGTAACTCCACCATTTTGGACTCCAGAACCTAATTTACCTACTACTCGTGCTCCGAAAGGGGCATTTTTGTTAGCCATAATAAGTCACCTTATATTTGTTATTTAAAGTTTGGTAATCAACTACGTTGACCACCGCCAAAAGTTACTTTGCTTTTTCTCTCTGGATTTAAAATCGGAGAGCTTGGATCTGATTCCCTCATTAAATCGTTATCTACAGCATCTTGCTGTGTCTGTGCACGTGCAGCATAGTAGGAGTTTCTTTCTTCACGTGTTTCATTAGGAATCTTAGCCAATAGCAAACCACCTCGCGCTACAACTCCTGCGTGTTTACCTTGTTGTACGCTATCAAAACGATCTTGGTCAGAATCTTCTAATTCTTCAGATCTTACTAGGTCAAAACCTTCGCTTAATCTTGAAGAAACATTCTTACGATCTTCTTGGCCTACAATTTCGGCTCTAATCCACCTGTAAGTGTAACCTTCAGGTGCAGGAGGAGTATCCAACGTAGATGGTGGGCTCCATGGTTTGCGAGCTTCTTTTTTAGCTCGTGTGTCGGCAGAACGTGGTGTTCTGTTTGAATTGTTGTTATCTTTTTCAGTCATAACTATTACCTTTTAACATATTTTGCGTACTCTTTCAAAGGTACGTTTAATTTTTTTGCCATTTGAACTTCACTTGGAGAGAGTTTTATCTGTTTTTTACCAGAATTTCCGCTTACTCTACCAGCTGAAGCAACCTTTTGTGATGGCTTAGATTGGGCTGATTCTCCAAAATAATCAGGGTGTTTGGCCTTAATTCTTTTGTTTACCTCAGTAAAATATTCATCACTTTCAATTACAAACCCCTCATCTTCTAATTCTTGATGTATTTGAACGCCACTTTCGTGCATAACTGGGTTGTTTAAAAACCACCCATTACCGTTATCAATCCATTCTTGCATTTTAGGAGAAAAGGTACTTTGTTGTTGAACTGGTTGTTGTGCATAATTATATGCATTTTGGTCTACTATATTTTTTTGTCGTGCAATATTTAATTTGCCCTCTTGCACTTTTTGCTCTTGTACTGCTAATTTAGCTAAAACATCTTGAGCTTGAGCAACTTTTTCGTAATCAGAAACTTCATGTGCTTTTTGTAAAGATGCCATAGCTTGTGCTTTTTGTGCTTCTAATCTAGTTTCTGATTCTGATAAGCTGTTTTGTTGAACTGTATTTACAGAAGTTTCAAGTCTATTAACTTTGTGCTGTAATGATTGAGCATACTGCAAAGCAGAATCTTGACCTCTTTCAGCCTCTCTTAGCTTTCTAGTTAGGGTGTTTATTCTTTTTTGTACTTTATCTGAATAATCTTGTAATTCTTCTTTATCAGATTCTACTTCAGATTCAACATTATTGTTGTCTTCATTTTGTACTAATTCATTTTGTTCTTCAGGGGCATCAGCAGACTCAGCACTATCTTCAAGTTCTACTATTTCACCTTCTTCAACTATTTCTTCGTTTTTTACTGCTTCTTCAGACATTATTTCTCCTTATACTGCAAGAATATCATCAGGATCAAGTATGGTAGCTATAACCTCATCATCATTTATGATACGACACTCAGACTCGTCTCCAAGCTTGAATCTAGCTCCTGCATACCTGCCTATTAATACCCATTGTTTTTCCTGACACCAAGGATGATCAAATTTGCTTGCATCCTTATAGCAATCAGGACCCATTTTTACCACATAACCAACAACCGTAGCTAAAGATTCTCTGTCTACTGTTTGCTGAACTAAGTGTATTCCACCTTCAGTAACCGCTTTGCCTTTATAGGGTAAAATTAATATTCTCCACCCTGTAGGTTGTGGCATACGGTCTAAAAATGATTTTTCTAATAACGTTGGATCTAAAACTCTCGCTGATTGTGATACATAGGCTGAATTTTCATTAGTATCTTCAACCTCTGTTTCTTGCGAAGTTTCTTGTTCTTGTTGTTCTTTGATTTTTTGTTCTGCTTCTATTGACTTGGCTACGTGGTCAGGTACCTGTATCTTTGATGTCATCTTGTATGTTTTTCCCTAGCAGCTCTCTAAATATATTTTCTGCGTCAGCGAGAGAACTGTACCGCCCACGCAAAAACTCGTACTGAGAAAAATCACTACAGCCTGCTAACATAGCATCTTTAGTGTCTTCTCGCCTTGCTTCTATTTCTTTTAAAAACTTTTTAGCAAGCCAAACCGCATCCATCAATAAACACCAGAAAACTTACCGCCAAACTCTGCAATACCCATGCCTCTAGCTTTGCCTTTACCCATACCAGGCTTAGGCTTTACATTTGTATCAAAAGTTCCTTGGTTTGTTTTCAAAGACACGCTGCCTTTGTTACTGTAAGGATTTTTATTTTTCATTACAGTAGGTGTTTTTTGTTGATTGATTTCTGTTCTTTTAATCATGTTTGGTATTATGAATACTTAAATTAAATTTTGCAACTATTAATTTCTGGTAAGTAAATCTAAATTTTTAAATTCACGTTGTTGGTCTAGCCTAGCTCTTGCTGTTTCATCACGCATTTCGGCAATTTCTTCTGATGTGTTAATTCTTTCTCGATCTATTTGAGCTCTAGTTGCAGCGTCTTGTGCTTTCCTATTTTCTTGTGCTACAAACTGTTGTTGCTCCATGGCCAATTCTTGTCCTTTTAAGGCTAACTCTTGTTTTCTTATAGCTACTAATGGATCCTCGTCATCAGGAGATGCTATCTTAGATGTATATTCAGCAATAAGCTGAGACATAATTGGGGCAGAAAATTGTGCTAACAAATTATTAGCCTCTCGCATTATAGCTTGCTGTTCAGCTGGGCTAACCTGTTGAGCTTGCTGTTGTAATTGTTGGAACTGTTGCATAGCTTCTGGCGGCATTTGTTGCTGGGCTAAAATATCAGCTTTCATTTGTAAATGCTCCATAATATGTGCATGTATTAAAGCTTGAACCTGTGCGTTCATTTGAACAGGGGGTGTATTTAACAAACTCATGTGTGTTGCAACGTGTGCGTCATGGTTTTGTTCTGGAAAAGCCTTAGCAGGATTACCCAGTAATAATGCGTTATTTTCAAAACCAGCTTCTTGTGGTTGTGGTTCGGTTGATGGAGGCGGCATTAATATTTGTTCTACATTATCCACTCCAATAGCAGCATACATACGTTTATATGATTCATAAATACCTGCTGCGCCGTGCACTTCTGGGTTAGATTGCACTAATTGCATCATTTCTTGCGCCATAGCAATACGTTGTGATTGACTAAATATATCTGGGTTAGATATAGGAAAAATATCAACCCTTTCATCAAAATCAGTTAATTTAATACTGTTATTAGCATTTGCTACATTATATGGATACTCTTGCGGTAAATATTCTTGAAATACGTTAGCAAGAATACGAAATTCTTTCTTTTGTGAGTTATGTAGTCTTTTATGTATAGCAGATAAAACTTTTGTAGATCTTTCGAGCAAGGCTAGTGTTGTTCCAACAGGAGCGTTTGGATTGCCTTGACCTACGTTAATCTCAGCAATAGATGCAAACCTTTGTCCTGCATTTACCAGTAAATTTAACAAGCTTAAAAGTGTTTGACTAGGTTCTTTGAAAGGTAATGGCTGTATAGCTTGCCCTAAAATACCACCTGGAGCATCAACATCTCTAAATTCACCTGGTTGTAATGGTGTATCTTCGTCTCTGATCCTAATTCCACGTGTTTTGAACCCTGCAGGCAAGTTTGCAAGGGTACCAGCATCAATTAACTGTCTTAATATGCTTGTAGAGGCCTTTGAAAGACCGCCTATCATGTGTGTTAAACCAAACCCATAGAATCCTAAGCCAGGTAAAAACTTGAAATGCACAAAATACTCTATTTTTTTACGTAATGGGTCATTTTCTGCATAATTACGGTAAATACTCAAGACACTATTGCTACTAGCATCTATAGTTACGATATAAGGTAGCTTTACACCAGTCATGTTACCGTTTTCATCCACATCTTCAAAGCCATCTATATCTAAATTACAGTGTACTTCGTATAAAACAGATACTTCACCTAAATCATAACTAGGTTCAAGGCCTGATAACTCATCTATTTCTTCTTGAATTTGGCTATTTTCAGGAGAATAACTATTGCTTACGTCAACTTTTTTGTAAAAACCTATGGCCTGCAGTTTTTTAAGCTCATTTTCAGGCATTTTGACTACATTTGTTATTCTGGGACAGGTTTCTAGGTCGGTAGAAAAGTAAGGAACAATTAAATCCTCTGGTGCTATAAATTTAGATACGGCACGACCAAGGTTTTCATCATAATATATTTTTTTAAAGGCTGAACCTGCTAAAGGTAGATAAAAAAGCATTTGATCTAACTCTTCATCAAACTCTTCCATTACATGCACAATTTGATAGTTCATAAAATCAGCAACTCTTTGTGCTTGTTCTTCTACCACTGAATCGTATTTGCCAACCACTTGGGTTTTTACAGGACCACCTGAAGGTAATAACTCTTTGTAGGCTTGAGCTTGGAAATTAGTTACAGCTTCACCTAACAAAGGGTGTATAACACCAGATGCACCAGCAAAAGGCTCTGACCTTTCTTGGTCAAATTTCATGCCTAGGTATTTAAGACCGTCTGTATAAGTTTTTTCCCAGTCTTCTCTGGAAGATTTATCTTTTTCAATACCTGCAATTAATTCTATAGATATTGTATTAAGTTGATTATCGTCTAAAAACTCAGCTAGATTAGATCCAAAACCATCATCTATTGGCATGTCATCCATACCACCTAAAATAGCACTACCGTCTTCTTGTAATTCAAAATCCTCTTCGTTTGCTTCTTCTATTGCCTCCACAGCAACCGTCATATCTTCAGTACCTTGTAAAGAATCTATTGGCTCTGGGGTGTTGTCTTGTTTTTCTATTGCCATTAGTAATATGCCCTTTTAATTACCGCTCTTTCTTCGTCTGCATAATCATCATGTAGCGAAACCAGACCGCCCTCCCTAAAACGCATTAGGGCTTGAGACATAGTATCACATAAATCGTCATTTTTTCCAAAAGGAAAAGCTGCACATTCTTCAATCATATCTTCTGCAAACTTTTTTTGAGGTGCCCAAACTAACCCAGATTCAAATATAGGTGCAACAGAGTGCATCCTTGTTGATTTATCGTGTCCTCTTGTAGGAGAGTAATTAACCACAGGAATACCCAATCTACGCAGTTCGTGTGTAAGTGGCGTACCAGATGCTTTTGCTTCTACTAAAGTCATATCAGGATCCCAATATTTATATTCTTCGTAGGCTACTCTTTTTAGTTCAGGAAAGTCCCATCTACCTTTTTGAGCATCAAGCAAAATAATAGAGTCTGGATCATCAGGAGTAGGATTAAACACACCCCAGGTAGAAATAGCAGAGTAGTCAGAATTTTGCTTTTTACTGTAGGCAGTATCATAACTTTGAATAATATATTTGACTGGTGGCAAGGAATCATATTCCCAAGCGTTCCACCACTCACGCTTAATTATAGAACCTTCTTCTGCGGTTGGGGTTTGCATCCACTGGGCGTTCCATTTTTGTGTGGGGAGTGAAGCTTTTACTTTATTAAGTTCGTCTATATTCCAAAACTCAGGCCACAAAGGATTACCAGAGTCTTCAAAAATAGCAGGGAACTCTACAATATCCCACTGGTCAGCTAGCTCTTCCTTTTGGGCTTCTAATAGCTTTTCTGTAAGATCTAGTGAACTCCACCTAGTCATCACCAATATAATAGCTCCACCAGGCTGTAAACGCTGTCTAGGTCCAGAAGTGTACCATTCCCAACAAGCCTCCATAGCTGTAGGACTAAGCGCATCTTGTTCTGAGTGTGGGTCGTCAATTATAAGTAAGTCCGCACCACGACCTGTTATAGCACCGCCTACACCTGCTGCGAAATATTCGCCGCCTTTGTTAGTTTCCCAACGACCTGCAGACTTTGAATCTGCTTGTAGTTCTACCTTACTGAATATTTTTTTATACTCTTCGGTATCCATCATGTTTCTAACTTTACGACCAAACCTTACTGCTAGTTCTCCTGTGTGAGTAGTTTGCATTATTTTACGGTTGGGTTGTTTACCCATAATCCAAGCAGGAAAGTAGGTAGAACAAAACTCGGACTTGGTGTGTCTTGGTGGCATATTAACAATTAACCGTTTACAAGTACCATTAGCAACTTCTTCTAGCTTTTGTGCAAAAATTTTATGATGTCTGCCACAAATAAACTCTGGCCACATGTAATTAATAAAATCTAAAAAAGATTCTTGACACTGTTTTTGTTGTTCAATTAAAGCAAGACGCTCTTGCAACATAAGAGTTTCGCGTATTTCTGAATCAGATAAGTGCGAAAAATTAGGATTGGTCATCTCTTATAATTTTATCTATTTGTTTTTCGATTTGTTTAACGTTTTTTTGTGCCGCTGCTCTTTCTACTGGATCAATATTTTTTGATAAATCTAATTGTCTTTTTCTTTGCTGTAGTAAGGGTTTTATTTTAGCCATAGCTGTTTTGCTTACTTTAAATTTACTACCTGGTCCAACTACAGCTTCTAAGAAACCTCCTAGTCCTGCACCTCGTAGTCCTAAATTATCTATTAAACGTTTCCCAGTTGGATTTAATATTTGGTAAAGTGGGCCACCAAAAGCTTCACGCATTTCTCTAGGGGGTATGGGAGTTATAGAGCCAAGATCAGGCGGTCTTGTATTAAAATTTAGTTTTTTTTTTGACCTAATCCCATACCTTTAGGAGCTATAGGTGGCATAGGAGTAATTCCAGGTTTATTAGGAATCATAGGTGGGATACGTAATGTTTGTTGAACATTTTGAGATTGAATAGCAATAATCTGTTGTTGAACTTCATCAATTTCATCAGCAACTTCCTGCGCTCTTTCAAATTCATTATTTCTTACTAACATATCGTAAGATGTCATCAAATTTTGTATACGATTATTTAAAGAAAATATTTGACCTTCTGGAGATCTGCTTTGAAACATAGGTTCGTTGTCTGGTGTAAGCATACTACGAGCTATAGCTATATCTTTATCAGATAATGCACCACCATTAGCCATTTTTTTTGGATTAAAATGTGATTCATACGCATCTATAAAAATCATTTCTCCAGGAGTTAATGCCATTTCTTTTTGATTCATAGCTCTGTTTGCTCTATTTTCTCTCATAGAGTCACCAAAAGAACTACCTTCTGGATAAACAACACTTGCTGGCATTTCAAATATATTTGCACCTATATTACGCCTATTCATTTTTTCTGCTTCGCTTTTTTGTGCTAATAATGAATTATATTTTTGGGGTAATTGTGATAAGTAGCTTGATACCTGAACTAAATCGCCTATTATTTCGCCATTAGGACCAAAAGCAGTATCCCTATCTCTTACTAAATAAGATGAGTCATCTAACGCTATTTTATATCCATCTTTCAGAGGCAAAGGTAAAGCTTCAAACATTTCTTGTGGACTTGCTGGTCCTCCATTAGCCATCATCATAGGCTGTTGCGGTACTTCCATTTGCGGTTGCTCCATTTGTGCTCCACCAAGCAACTGCTCCATATCTACACCTAGCACTTGAGCAGCTTGCTCTAATTCAGCCTCAGTAATACCGTATTGCGCTAAAAGTGCGATTATTTCATCTTCA